GTTTTCGGTGGGGCTAACTATCGGTACAGCTGGAACCGGTATGCCGTCCTCTTTCGCCACTGTTGAAACTGTCTATCACAACATCAACCGGGCTACACAAAGAGTCGTCGATAAAGAAACCTCTCGAATGGTCTGGCGCACGGCCGTGTCTGACGTATGGACTGCTTGGCGATATGACAAACTCGAGGGTAGTACTAGCTTTAGAAATACGATCTATCCAACCCCAACGACGGACGCCGAGCGAGTCGCTCTCGCCAATCAAAAGATTCGTTGGTTTAACACCGACCTTGGCTGGGAAGAGAGCTACTACGCTGTTACTGGAACGAGCGGACTTACAGCATTGGGTCTCGTGTCCACAGCTCCTGCGGGTTGGTATCCGACGGGACTCGGACCAGAAATCACATTAGAACCGTCTGCTACTCATGCCGCTTCTGGCGGCGTCACGATTGGTGGATGGAATGGGGTGACGAAACGTAAAGGTGGATCGACCTGGTTCGCCGTAGCAAACGATCTTGGTGTTCGGATCATGTTCGCGGGTCACTACGATCTATCATGGTGGACGATTCAGCAGACTGGTTCTGGAACAGCGGACTATCACACAAAGCTGATTGATCCATCCGGCGCTCCAGTCCACTGGCAGAGTAATGTCGGTGGTACGCCCCTTAGCGCAACACTCTTTACTCGAAGCGGTGGGTATTACCACGATGTCCTAGTCCGAGCGGGCGATAACTTTAGAGTTATCTGTCAGAGTGGTTCGCTAAATGTTCATAACGTTACGACTGGAACCACCGATCCGCCAACTCGTGGTCAGATGTGTGTTCGATACATAAGACCGCCCCTCGTTAGCGACTAGATAGGAGACATCGTGATCACATTCGTATCAACGGGCGATTTCAAAAACACGGATCGCTTCTTGAAGAGAATGTCATCTGATGTCGCTCGATCTGCTCTTCGTACCGCAGCCCAGCGGGGCGTCCAGGCACTTGCGTCAGCCACTCCGGTTGACTCAGGTCTCACGGGCGCCTCCTGGGGGTATGAGATCCGCATCACCAAGGGATCGGCAACGATCACCTGGACGAACTCACATACCGTCAACGGTGTGAACATTGCCATCATTCTCCAGTTGGGGCACGGCACAGGAACCGGCGGATGGGTCGCCGGGCGGGACTACATCAACCCCGCAATCAAACCCGTCTTTGAGCAAATAGCCGCAGACGTATGGAAGGTGGTGACTACTGCATGAGCAGCAAAGTGGACGATCGCATCGTCAACATGAAGTTCAACAATGCCCAGTTCGAAAAGGGCGTTGCTGATACATCTAAGTCTCTCGAGACGCTCAAGAAGGGTCTTACCTTCTCTGGTATCGGAAAGGGTATCGGCGACGTTGCGTCGTCAATCAAGAACCTCTCCCTCGATGGACTTGCTAATGGCGTGCAGAACATTGCGAGCAAGTTCACTTCGCTGTCTGTCATCGGTGTCACTGCTTTGGCGAACATCGCCAACAAAGCAGTCGATACGGGTCTTCAACTCGTTAAGTCGCTGACGATCGATCCGATCAAGGCCGGACTTGATGAGTATGAGCTCAAAATGGGATCTATTCAGACGATCCTGGCAAACACGTCTCGATTTGGTACTGGTCTAGAAGAGGTTACGGCTAATCTTGACGAGCTGAATGAGTATGCCGATAAGACCATCTACAACTTCGGAGACATGACCAAGAACATTGGTCTGTTCACGAACGCGGGCATCCGTATCGAGGATGCTACGTCGATGATCAAGGGCTTCTCAAACGAGGCGGCTGCTTCGGGTACCAACGCACAAGGCGCAGCTGGGGCAGCATATCAGCTGTCTCAGGCCTTGTCCGCAGGTACAATCCGCCTGATGGACTGGCGCTCACTCACGAACGTGGGTATGGGTAACAAGAACATGCAGAACGGTCTCATTGAGATCGCTGATGCTATGGGTACCCTCGAAGCAAGTCAGATCAGTGCGATTGACGTTCAGTCGGACTTCAACGGTTCGCTCGAGAAGAACTGGCTTTCTGCAGATGTGATGTCTTCGTATCTGAAGATCATGGCTGGCGACATGACCGAAGCCGAACAGGCTGCACTTGGTCTGTCGGATGCTCAGATTGCAGCATTCCAAAAGCAAGCTCAAACAGCTGAAGAAGCGGCAACGAAGGTTCGTACGTGGACGCAGCTCGTTGGCACCCTCCAGGAGTCGGTTGGTTCGGGCTGGGCCCAGACCTTCGACATTCTTGTCGGCGACTTCAATCAGGCCACAGAGCTTTGGACCAATGTTAGCAACGCACTAGGCCCAATCATTGATAATATGAGTAAGGCTCGTAACGACCTTCTCATAGCTTGGGCTGCTGGTGGCGGTCGAGACTCTCTCATCACCGCCTTGGCAAATGCCTGGAAAGCTGCCATCGGAATTATCACACCAATCAAGGAGGCATTCCAGGAGATATTCCCGCCACTTACGGCGCAGAAGCTGATTGACATCACGAAGGCGATTGAGAACTTCACTAAGTCTCTTATTCCGTCTGAGAAGACCATGGAGAAGATTAAGAGCACCGCTAAGGGCTTCTTTGCTGTCCTCGATATTGGTTGGATGATCCTTAAGCAGGTCGTCGGACTGTTCGGTCGTCTATTTGGCGTTATTTCGCCGGTTGGTGATGGTCTTCTCGATGTCTCTGCTAATCTCGGAGATTTCCTGGTCAAGGTTCGGGATGCAATCAAGAATGGCGATGGTCTTGCTAAGACCTTCAAGTTCATTGGTGATGTTATGGCCTGGCCGATCGAGAAGCTCAAGGAACTCGGTAAATGGGCCCGCGAGGCGTTCTCCGTTGCCGGGTTGATCGCTATCTGGGAGGGCGTTGGAAAGGTCTTCGAGTGGCTGGGCACTGTGCTTGCTCCGGTGGGTAAGTTCCTCGGCGAAGCATTTGATACAATCAAGATTGCGGTCAAGGGCTTCTTCGAAACTCTGGACTTCAACGTTCTGGTGGGGCTCCTCAATGTGGGCGCTCTTGCCGGCGTTGGTCTTGTTATTAAGAAGCTGATCGATACTCTGAAGGGACTCTTTAGTGGTGGCGGCGACGGTATGTGGGCGACGATCAAGAAGGTCTTTGGTTCAGTCACCGACACCTTCGAAGAGATGCAGAACACGCTTAAGGCGGCCTCGCTGATCGGTATCGCTGCAGCTATTGCCCTTATCACGGCTTCGGTTGTGGCTTTGTCGTTCGTCGACACGGGTAAGCTGTTCATCGCGCTCGGCGCAATCGCTGTGATGTTCGCTCAGCTTACGGCAATGATTGTCGCGATCGACAAGTTGACGGGTCAAGTCAGCGCGGCTAAGATGATCGGAGTTTCGATTGCTCTTGGTCTGCTGGCTGGTTCGTTGATCCTGATGTCGACGGCAGTTCTTATCCTGTCCACGATGGACTGGAATGAGCTTGCTCGAGGCATCACTGGTCTCGGTGCCGGATTTGCTGTTCTCGTGGGTGGTTTGCTACTCATGGACAAGGTCAAGTACAGCATCGCACAGTCGGCTGCGGGTCTCATTCTGCTAAGCACGGGTCTTGTGATCCTCGCTTCTGCATTGAAGATCATGGGTAGTATGTCGTGGGATGAGATCGGGCGATCGTTCGTTGTTCTTGGTGGTGGATTGGCTGTTCTGGCTGTGGGCGCTCGCGTCCTTCAGTCTTCGGCCTCTGGTGCTGGAACAATGATCGCGATTGCTGGTGCAGTACTCATCCTCAGCGGCGCACTGAAAGTCTTCGGTACTATGTCGTGGGACGAGATCGGTCGATCTATGACCGTCATGCTCGGCGCCGTTGGTGGCCTGGTGGCCGCTGTGGCAATCCTGTCGACACTGAAGATGGCTCCGGTCGGTGCTGCGACGATGATCGCTATGGCTGCCGCTATCAACCTCCTCATTGTCCCGATGAAGGCATTCGCAAGTATGTCCTGGGATGAGATCGGTAGGGCGATGACGGTGCTTGGTGCCAGCCTCGCCATCCTTGCGGCGGCAATGGCCCTCATGGGCATCCCCATTGTTCTGCTCGGTGCTGTCGGCATTGTGGCTGCCTCGGCGGCCTTGATGATGTTGGCGCCTGCTCTGCTCCTTCTGGGGACTATGAGTTGGGATGCTATTGGTCGTGGTTTGACTGTTCTGGGTGGTGCGTTGGCAATTCTGGCGGTTGGTGGTGTACTTCTGCTACCGGCTATTCCGGCATTCCTTGCTCTTGGCGGGGCGATTGCCTTGATTGGCGTCGGTGCGTTCCTCGCGGGTGCTGGAATGCTCATGTTTGCGGCGGGCTTTATCGCTCTTGCCGGGGCTGCAGCACTTGGTGCCGAAGCAATCAAAATGGCACTAACCACACTCATCGGTCTAATTCCAGCAGCTATGGCTTCTTTCGCTCAGGGCATCATTGACTTCGCGTTGGTGATTGCAGGGGGCGGTGCGCAGTTTACAGCGGCAATGACGACTCTTCTCACCTCGCTTATCACGGCTATTGCTGATGTTGGTCCTT